CTATCTACGATTGGAGCGAGCGAGATGTCTGGAAGTTGGTATCCGAATGGGATTTGGACTACAACAAGACCTACGATATCTACAACACTACGAACTCCCTCGGTGGTGCGTTGGCTAAAAAGCGTGTCTGTCCTCCGTTTGGTGAGGAGCCTCTGCGTGGATTGCACATCTATGCCGAGTGCTTCCCCGAGATGTGGCATAAGATGGTCAAGCGACTACCGGGTGTGGCGACTGCTGCTCGTTATGCTAATACGGAACTCTACGGCATCCGTTTCAGCAAGACGAAGCCTCCTCATCTTACTTGGCAACAGTATGCCTACGTCATCGCAGGATACTACGAGGGCGATACTCGGGACCATATGCTCTCGACCATCAACAAAATCCTAGCCCTTCACAAGAAGCACAGCGACCATCCCATCGAGGATGAGACGGAGAATCTTTGGACGGGATACTCTTGGCGTTACATCTGCAAGATACTGCAGAAGGGTGACCTCAAGGACCGCACCAAGGCTAACGCCTCAGTCACCCAGCGTCTCAAGTGGATGAAGATGGGCATGACCGCATCCCAAGTACAAACCCTCTATGGCAAACGTAAACCATCCTCTAAATAATGTCCGCTGGGTGCATCGAGACACCCTCAAGCCGAACCATTATAACCCCAACTCGGTAGCCCCGCCCGAGCTCGACTTGCTCAAGGTCAGCATCCAAGAGGATGGATGGACCCAGCCCATCGTAGCCAACCAAGACAACACCATCGTCGACGGCTTCCACCGCTGGACTGTCAGCGGTCACAAGGAAATCTATTCCCTCACGGATGGACTCGTCCCTGTGGTGTTCCTCAAGCCTCGTGACCTCTCTAGCCAGATGATGGCTACCGTCCGTCACAACCGAGCCCGTGGCAACCACGCAGTCCTCAAGGTGGCTGAAATCGTCCAGAATATGATTAAGGAGAAGATGGCGGTGGAGGAAATCTGTGACCGACTCGGCATGGAGCGTGAGGAAGTCTACCGACTAGCCAATCGTCTCGGCATTCCCAAGACCGACCTCATCCATAACACAGGCTGGGGTAAGTCGTGGGTTCCCGACGACAAAGCCACCTAACGGATGGCGGTCACCCAACAGGAACTCGCTGAACGTTGGGGTATCAGCAAGGGTAGGGTATCTCAGTTGGTTTCGGCTGGGATGCCCCTTACCTCCGTGGAGGATGCCGAACTCTGGCGTGCTCGTAGGCATGAGGCTAGCGGAGTTGCCCCTAAGGGTCACTCTATCCCACAGGAAGGGGGCGAACCCCAGCCCGAGGCTGAAAGCGACCCTACGCCCAAGGACGGCACCCCTTTCGACGAGTTGGTAGAGAGGCAAAACAATCTGGTCCGCATCAGCCGAGCCCAATACCTGCGGTCAGTCCAAGACGGCTCACCCCAGCAGTCCCGCCTCTATCAGACCTACGACAAGAACCTTAAGACCCTAATCAGCCTCCAGCGTGAGGCTACCGCTAGGTCCATCACCAGCAGGGAATACATCAAGATGGAGTTTGCTATGGAACGATTCGGCAAGGTCGTAGCCGAGATGCGGCAGGACTTGGAGAAGGTGGAGTTGGATTTGGCTAGCAAGGCTAACCCCGATAACCCAGCCAAGGCTCTGGTCGCTTGGCGTGACATTAAGAACCGTCTGCTGATTAAATGGAGCATGATGCAAGATGAAGCCTCACAATGAACTCTTCGAGCGTAGCATCCGCAACATACTCCATCCAGACGATGGGCAGGATGTTGTGGAGTGGATGGCTGAAAACATCAAGGCGGTGCCATATAGTCCTATGCCCGGTCCATTCCGTGCTACTGAGACTCCTTGGATAGTCCCTATCATCAGAGCGGCGGTGAACCCAGAGGTGCGTCTGACCGCAATTATGGGTCCAATCCAAGCGGGGAAGTCTATGATTGCGGAGACTCTTTGCTCCTACATCCCAATCAAAGCACCGGGTCCTACCCTCTGCTTGCAGGATACTGACGCAAACGCCAGAGACTGGCATACCAATCGAGTCCGCATGCTCTGGGAGAATTGCCCTCCCATCAAGGGCGTGATGAAGTCACCAGACAAGACCAAGTGGACTTCCACGCAGTTCGAACGGATGACGATGTGGACCCTAGGGGCTCACAACATCAAGAACCTACAGCGTCGCTCCATCCGATGGCTAATCGGGGATGAGTGCTGGCTATGGCCTAAGGGTCATATGCGGGAAGCATCCGCACGTATCACCGCCTTCGGCTGGCTAGGTAAGCGTATCTTCCTATCCCAAGGCGGGTATGATGGGGACGAGTTCACGGACATTTTCAACTCCACGGACAGAGCCGAATGGACGTTTGCCTGTCCTGCTTGCGGCCATCGCCAGCCCTACCTATGGGAGCAGGTAATCTTCCCAGAGGGGTTTAAGTTGGATAACACCTACGATTACAGGGCGGTCACTTCTGGCACTAGGTACAAGTGCTCCCATTGTGAGACCCTGTTCAAGGACTCCGATGGTACTCGCATGGAGTTTAACTCCACAGGCGAGTACATCAGTATGAACGGCAACTCCAGCCTAAGTGACAGAGGCTTCCATTGGAACGCATTGTGCTGTCGGTCTTGGGGTGAACTAGCCGCCAAATACCTACGAGCCAAGGAAGCGTTTGATATGCAGGGCGACGAGGAGCCTAGGCGTATCTTCAAGCAGAAGGAACTAGCCCTACCTTGGTCGGATGAACCAGACGACTTCAACGTGGAGTTGCAGTCGGGTGGGTACAAGATGATGGAGGATTGGGCGGACGAGGGCGTTTACCACGACAGGCGTATCGGATACCGATGGCAGTTGCCAAAGGACAAGGATGGCAACCCAGTCGAGCCCCACGCCAGACTCCGCATTATGACTGTGGACGTTCAGCGTGCTGGCTTCTACTGCTTGGTGCGGTCTTGGTGCATTGATGGTCGTAGCCGCCTATTCAAGTGGGCTTACGTCCAATCTTGGGAGCAGGTAAAGCAGTTGCAGGAGGAGTGCTCCGTCCATCCATTCTTCGTCTATGTCGACTCTGGTGACCAGACGGATGACGTATATCGGCAGTGTATCCGAAACCGCTGGAACGCCACCAAGGGTACAGCCATCAACGAGCATAGGCACACCTTTAATTGGAATGGGATGAAGAAGACGGTCATGCGTCCGTGGTCTGTCCCACGAACCATCTCCTTGGCTGGTGGCACTTGTAAGGTGTATCTGTTCTCCAACCTAGCCCTAAAGGATACCCTAGCCAGACTCCGCAGGACTGCCCGTCATTCCTACTCGGTAGATGCTGGGGAGGAATACACCCGCCAGATGACCTCCGAGTACCGAGGCAAAAAGACCAATGGCAGACCCGAATGGATGCAGATTAATAAGCGAGCCAATCACCTATGGGACTGCGAAGTGATGAATGTCCTAGCCGCCCTACGCCTACGCCTTATCGGCAAGGAAGCCCAGCAGAGAGCCGAGGACGAACAGCCCTCACAGGACTACCAGAACGACGAGGAAGTTACCACCGAGGAGGCTTGATAGACTCCCCTTCCTATGACTCCCAATGGCATCTTTACTGTAGGTTTTGAAAAGCACGAAATCGAGGCCATCCAGAAGAAGGCAAAGTCGTTTATGATGCAGGGCAAGGTGATGATGTCCTACTCGGATGGCGGCTCCTCCGCCAACAAGCAGTTCACGATGCCGGTCAATGAAGTCCTGCTGGAGTGTGCCTATGCCCTAAAGAAACTAGCGGGTAAGCAGAAACGCATCCTTTACACGGATTATCGTGCGTCTAGATATACGTAATGGCATCCCTATTCGACAGGCTTCGGTCTTTGATTGCTGGACCTCGCATCGGTGCGGAGTCTAGCGGACCCAAGGTGCAGGCTACCACCGCCTATGGCGGGATGGGGACTTCCCTATTTGAGTCAGCCAAACTGTCTCGTCGCCGTGGCTACATCTGGACTCCAGCCCCGCAGGATTTCCGTAAGGAGATGCTGGTCGGTGACCGTCTGGAGATGCTACGCAAGTCCAGATACCTTGAGAAGAACAGCGGCTTCTATCGGGAGTACATCAAGTCTATGTGCCTGTATGCCGTAGGTGGTGGCATCCTTCCACAGATTAATACCGACGACTCCGCATACAATGAGGCCGTAGAGGATTACCTTCGGACTTGGATGAAGAAGTGCGAAATCACGGGTCGCTACAACTTTGCCGAACTGACTGCCCTCATCTGCAAGGCTATGGATCGTGATGGCGAGATTTTCGTCCTACTCATTAAGGACGAAACTGGTCGAGCCGTCCTCCAAGTCATCGAGTCCCATCGTGTCGGTAACGCCACAGCCAACGTGGATAGGCTCAATGATGGTATCCAATATGATGCTTATGGTCGTATCGTGTCCTACCGCATCATCGAGGATGATGGTAACTTTATCGACCTAGCGGCTGATGCCGTCCTGCATATCTACGACCCAGAGCAGGTAAGCGGGTGCCGTGGATACCCGCCCCTCCAGCACGCAATCAACCACCTTTATGACGAGATGGAACTTCTGGCGATGGAGAAACAAGCCATCAAGGACCAGAGCGATATCACCCGCATTTTCCGCAAGAGCAATCCGATGGAGGATGCGTCCGATTACCCAGACCTAGGTCATGCGGACTACGACGATACCAACACCGCCATTCAGTTCCAGCGTAACTTTGGCGGGAAGTCCATGGTCATCAACCAAGGCGAGGAACTACAGCACCTTGAGTCGAAGCGACCCAACAGCACCTTTACAGGCTTCCTTGAGCACCTGCGTCGTGACTCATCCCAAGGGGCGATGCCGTATGAGTTTATCGCTGACCCTTCAAAGATTGGCGGTGCTTCCGTCCGTCTGGTCGTAGCCAAGGCTGACCGCTGTTTCCAGCACAGGCAGAACATCCTCATTCACCGCTTCTTGGAGCCGGTGCTTAACTACATTATCGCCGATGCCATTGACCGAGGCGAACTGCCCGACCACCCGCAGTGGCATAAGATGACTTTCACTACTCCTTGCCGAGTAACTGTAGATGCTGGTCGTATGAGTGACCAAGAGCGTAGTGATATCGAGTTCGGTCTTGGCACCCTATCCGACTCCTATGCTGCCCGAGGCATGGACGCACGTGAGGAAATCGTCCGTAAGGCAAAGGAACTGCAGATGATTAACGAGGTCGCCAAGGAACACGGCATTGACCCGACATCCCTAGACAAGTTGGCTAGCGGTCTAAAGGCTACCATGGCTAATCCCCCGATTGACCAATCCAAGAACGTCACAGTCAATGCGGGTAATGGCGGGGGTGCTGGGGCACCGCCCTTCGGTAAAACCGACGCTGAGGGCGAGCAGGAGGGCGAGGAGCACGAAGCATCCGAGACCCCCGATGAGGAAGCCGCCGAGGAGCAGGAGGAAGAAGTTGACGAGGAGGAAGGCGAGGAGGAGGATGAGGAAGAAGATGAGCCGAATCCAAAACCTCGTAAACGAAAGTAAGGAAATCCTAGGTCGTGCTATTGCGATGGGCGAACGCCCACTCCTAGCCTACTCCAACGGCAAGGACGCAGTAGCGACTGCCCACATCGCATCGGAGATGGGCATCAAGGATGCCGTATCCGAAGGGTCGTTTATGTTCGCCAAGTGGCACGATGACGCTCGCAAGAACGCCAAGCAACTAGGGCTCCGATGCGAGTTCAAGGACTCCCTAGACTTGGCTTGGCTACGTCGTCACCCAGAACTCCTATTCACGAACTCCAGCAAGATTAAGGGCTGGGGTTATTCCGTCCGTCAGCAGACTACCGTGAAACGCCACGCCCGAATGAACGGGTATGGGATGATTGTCTATGGGAGACGCACCCAAGAGAACTGCGTCCCTAGGGAGATTTACCGATTGAAGGAGGACGGCTGGCAGTGCCATCCTCTACGTGGCTGGAAACTAGAGGACGTGTGGGAATACCTTACTGTCATTGGCATCCGTCCTTGGATTTACGACTGCCCTTGGGGTCAAGTCCAGCAAGGCAACGCACCGTTCTATTCCCTGTCCCGAAAGTGGGTAGGCGAGGACCCTAATGAGTGCTGGCGTCTGGTTACTGCTAGCGACCCCGCCATGACTCCCCAGAGCCTTTACGGAGTAGATAGCATCGGGTAGTGTTTGATACCTAACCCAATACTATAACCCAATGGAAGCAATTGACTGGAAAGCGAAAGAAGCCGCCTTTCAAAAAGGTATGAATAGGGATTTGCTACGTATGTCCAAAGCCAAGGAAGCACCTACTAGGGTTAAGGATATACGGAAGCACAGTAAATGGCTGGGTGAAGCACTAGACGAAAGAATAGCCAATGCCTTTGCCCATCGGGATAAGGTTATTAAGTCAGGCGACGTACCCGAGTCTAGAATGAAGAGCAAGTTGGACTTGGTGAAGGAGGAAATCCGCACCATCCGAATGAACGCCCAAAGCGAGTTTGAAAAGAGTCGTGCCGTAGAAAAGGGAACTCTTACGTCCTCAAAGGCTAGGGAATCAAAAGAAAATGCTAAGACTAAAGGGGACATTGAGCATGCTCAGTCTTATCTTAAACGTAAGGGAGGATTAAAA